TGGTGGCTGGGTTGGATGAAGTACGATCAGCAGCGCCGAAGTTGAGGCTTGTCATCTGGGCATCAGGAATTGTGATTGTACGTTGGCCGAGAGGCTGAGGATCTTCACCACAGGTTACTGGAGTGATAGTGAGGGTTACAAACTCACAACCATAGGCCTTCCAAAAGTCAACGATATCAGCGTGCTTCTCAGGATCAAATGGAACTGAGAGGGTTACTTCTGAGAGGGTACGGGGGCCACGGAGATTGAAGATACGACCTCTGACTCCATCTGCATATTGAGATGTTCCGGCAGTGTCTCTAATGCCACTAAAGTTTGTGAAATAATGGGCAAAGGGAGAAGCCTGAATCCAAAATTGTGATTGTGCTACGGGCTTATAATTTAGCATGGTGGGATAACTAAACGTTATATCTAATGTATATTTAAACTAAGCCATACTACATAAAATATGGTGCAAAATACTTCCAATACCCAGCCTTCTGGCAATCCACCACTACACATTCTTTATATACAACTTTACGATCTAGTCTGTAAATCTTAGAATATAGGTCAATAAGTTTTTCAACATCACATTCAGACACCATATCTACTCTAATCTGACCTTCAATAGGCCCAAGTTCCATCTCAAATGAACTACTCATTATCGAGTCTTCTACAGAGATATAAGGAGCCTTTTTGATTTCTTCGATAAGTCTTCGTGCGGCATGAGCAATTTCACCTGGCGAGGTATACTCATCGATGTGGTATCTGGAGTTAGATGCGTCTGCCTCTGAGTCACCAGTGGAAATAATTCTCTGGAACCCAACATCATCAAGACCACCATCGAATTTAGCAGCAATGATCTTAGCCACCTTGTCTTTCTGACTCTCATCTTCAAGATCGCCTTCCTCATCAAACTCAGAGAAATCAAATAACTCAAGATGGGCATTAGGATCGGCTCCGAAGGCTCCCATAGAACCATTTTTCACATCTTCTGGATTCTTGTCCTCAGACATCGGTGCTTGACCACCACCCTCTGGAGGTGCTCCGCCGGGCGGCATTCCACCTGGGGCACCACCCATCATCGGATTCATTTCCATCTTCGCTAAGGAAGGAATCTCAAGTTTATCTCTCATCCAGTCAATATCCTTGACCTCGTATCCTATAGCCTGGAGTTGAGTAAGCATTTGAACAATCTTGACTGGATCTTCACGTTGTTCTAGATCATCAAAGTTTCTACGAAGTCTAGGTACAGGCGCCCCTGGATAATTAAGTTCAACAATCCATCGTATAAGAGTAGCATTGAGCGTCTCATCAAGTTCTTCTGAGAACGCTTTAGCTTTACGCATACGTACCGAGTCGGAGATTTGATCTCGGGCATAAGAACCGACATTTCCTGTCTCTTGGCCAACAGTATTCTCTCCATTAATTACAAAGCTAATCTGCTGATCAACGTACTCGATGAGTTTTTCATACACTTCAGAACGGCCTTGACTCTCAAGCCAACTAATATCCATCTCATCGGGAATTACGATGGCAGTCTCTTGACCAAGACGTTGGAGCGCAGTAAAGAGTGAATTTACCTCGTCTTCTGGGGTGCCAAGGCTAAATTTACCAACTGCTGTGGGTGTTGTATGCTTATCGGCATATTGCAACCAGAAGGACATTAAAGTCCGTCTAAATTCCACAAGGCTATAGAGTTGGCGACCAAGTCCTGTGCCATATGGATCCATGAAGTTACTATAGCACCAGTGCCTATGGATGACCATGGAGCGGAGGGGCAAAGCAATACCCTCTACCGAACTCTCTACGGTGAGAAGACGCGGGGAGATTGTTCCATCTTCATTGAGTACAAAAAGGAATCTCCTTGGGTCTCTAATTTTAATTTCAGAAGGAACGATATAGTTTCCTTGTCTCATCCAGCAGATCTCACCGATACTGATTCCTAGGATCAGTGATTCACACATTCCTCGGATAAAAGTATCAAATGCTGAGTTGGATGTAACTAGCATTTCCTTGCCATAGGCCTGACGAGTATTTGTCCCCATGCGATAAAGCACTTGGCGGACAAATTCTGCTACCTCCTCATCGCGGTCAGATGGACTCGCAGGATCTACCTCCCACTTTCTCTGAACAATCTCTCCTGTTAATTTTTCCCAAGCAGAGATAATTTGGCTGTCATTAAACAGCCGCATGTACTTCTCGATTGCTCGAGGCCCGCCACCACCTTCCTCAATAAGGATATCATCACGACGAGGAAGGATCGTGCCACCTGTGATATATCCATTACCCGCAAATGCATAAGGATCGGCCTTATACCCCGCAAGGCCGCCCTGACCCACACCAAGACTAAAGTATCTATCATAATACCCGGTCTTTGGTTTTGTTATCGAAGGGCGATCGTCTGCCATTCTATTACCTACTCTAAGGATCTATTATCTTTTTTATCTTTAAACTTAGACTGATCGATATAGACTACATCGAGATCGAGAATAATATCGCGGAGTTCATCGGCAGTGATTTCTCCCTTCTCATATCTTTCAATGGCCTCTTCGGCTCCTTCGACAATTACATTTTGCCCTAGGGTAAGGATATTTACTCCTTTTTCCATTGTTTTTGCTCCTCGCGAGTTTGATTAGTGATGTCGTAAAGTTGTTGTTGCCACTTTTCTTCAAAGGTGGCGATATGGAGATGCCATTTTTTAGGCCATTCTCCGATTGAGTAGCGGTGCTCTAGCTCCTCAGGGAGTCTAGTAGTGAAAACTTTTCTTAGAGCAGCCACCCCAGCGGCTACAAAGTTCTTACGATTTTTCGTATAGTATTTTTCCAAGATCTCCAAAGGGACATAGGGGAAAACTTTTTCAAATTCAGAGAATAACGGCGAGTTTTTAATATCAAGTTTATTCTCTTCGGTAGCTTTTTCCGATACATAGATATAAGCATCGTCGAGTATATGGCCAATTAGAGTGATGTTAAAAGGACATTGTTCATAGTCGTTAATCTCTTTCCAAAAGATTTTAAGAGATTCATATGCTGCAACAATACTATGCTTACTGAATTTAGAAAATCGTCCTTCTAGATCTTTCTTGAGAGCATCGATATAGTAAATATCTGGAGCATCAGGCCATTTGTGGGCCCTATGGGCGCATCCAGAAGCCCATAAAAATGCCAGAAGAAGCATTTTAATTCGCCCTTCTTTTAGGTCTTTTAATGGAAGGATATTGTTATCTTGGATGTGTGAATACCAGTTCTCAAACAACCTCAGGGAACGTTCATTAGCCCCTTCCCATACCTTTGTTTTAGATATTAGCCCTAGATGTTTTTCATTACATGTTCCATAAGAACTAATAATATTAAATTTTTTATCTTCTTCGGAGAATTCTGGATCGGACTTAAATGTGGTTTGTTTACGTGGAGTTGAGGATGATTGCCTTAACTCCTCAAGTTGTAACTCGTGACTAAATGTGGCTTCTGTCTTCCACTTATCATACTCAAGAATCCTCTCAAGGATGGTCTCACTTGAGAGCAATGAAGATCCCTGCTCGGTTTTCAATTCTGTGGCAATACTAAGCAGCTGTTGCAGTTCCAAGTTTGCGCAAAGATACGTCGATATACCCAATTATATCACGATAGGAGGTGGTGTCAACAACTTTCTTAAAAACCTTTGGAGATATACGCCTTAAATCCATTCCTTCGGTCAGAATGTAGTTAATTCGCTCATATACAGACACACCTGGTTCTTCATACAAGAAGACTATAGGACCCTCATCTCCATCCATTCCTTCAATAACACTCAATGCCTTAAAAAGTTCTGATAGTATTCCACAGTCATATCCGCAAAGTACAATAAAATCAGAAGACTTTATCGATGGGTCAGTAAGTCCTTGACGAGTTTTAAAATCCACCCCATCTTTTTCTGTAAGCATTTGCTCAAGATGCACTGCCATCTTATTCATGTCGGACATCTCATCGACATTTTTACCTTTAAGAAGGAGCACAGAAACTTTTGATTGCATCGGATCTATTTAAGTCTCAAAGCTTTAAACTCAAAGTTTAAAGTTTAGAAAAGTATGTGTAGCAGATGAGTTCTCCTTTCATAGAGTTACTAAAACCGAGAATTCCACTAATCATCTCTCAAGGATTTTCCTTGTATGAGAGAGAATTTGGTGCGTTTAATACAGATAAACAACGAAAGGAGTTATCAGCCCTAATCAACCAACTCCTACCTTTGATTATTGATCGGATTGAGAATGGAGATCCAGTACTACTAGAACCACTAAAATCTATAATTCTTGAGGGACTGTTTGTAGTAGGGATAGGTCAACCTTACCCAGTTGAGTTGTTTGACTCGATTATTTCAGTAATTGAGTCATATGTGAATGAAGTGCCCGGAGTATACATTGAGTTTTTACGTACCATTAAAGAATATGGCCAACTTATTAAAACTAGTGTATCTGATATAAATTTTTTCTCATCTTCATCTGTATTCGATATTTTACAAACACCTCAAGAATATCAGTACTCAGAGGATCAATTTATTTTCTCACCTAAAGAAATCAATAGAGATAGTAGAAAAATTTATACTTTATTTCCTAAAGAACGATATTGGGAAGTATTTAAAGAACTTTCTGATGCTACTTCATACTCACCCTTAGGATATAATAGGGTAGCTGGAAAAATTGGTAAATCACAATATAGAATTAATATTACTTATAATGATTTGATCATTTATAATGGTTCGTTATATAAGTTAAATTCGAATGTAACTTCTCCTAATCGTGAGATTTTTGAAGAAGAACAATGGACAAAATATACTTCTAAAAGACTTAATTCATTAGCTACTTTTAAAGAAATCTACGACAAAAATATCCAGCAGTATTATGCAGGATTTTTAGATAATGGATTTGATATTAATGCTATCTCGTCAGACTCAAAGATCGTTGAATATTCAGATCCAGTATCAGTAAATGAGGATCTTCTTACTACGACTTTTGGTGGTGAGGGAAAAACTTTATTTAGCACAATCAAACGAATGAAACTTCTCACCGATTATTTTGGTGGGTATGAAGGTTCAGTGCTTGGTGGTGTGGAATATATTACTAAATATTCAGAGTTTCTTCTTGCTTGCGCTTACGGACGTAATAAGAGTAACGCATTTGAAATAATCAATAATCAAACTTCATTTGGAAGATTTGATGTTCTTTTCTTATCAAAAATTACAACAAATAGAATCCCTGGACTTAATTTCTTAAAGGGATTTTTAAAGTTAAAGACTTTTATCCATGGACAACAAATCCCAGAAGGGATTAATATTGCTCAAAAAACAATTACATATAAT